CGCAGCGGCACTGGTCGCCGTCGAGGACGCATTATCTTGCGTCCCGGGGCCGTAGGTCACGCCCATACCGGCTGGGGTCGCATTGATCGCCGCAACCAGGTTGGTTGCGGTGATAGTCGCCGTCGCTCCGATCAAGACTGTGTTCGCGGTCAGGATGGTGGCGCTCAGAGTGTAGACCCGCGCGCCAACGGTAACGGTATCGCCTTCGGTTCCGACACCCGAGAACGTCAGTGTCCCCGTGGCCCGAACCCCGGCAGGCCCAGCCTGGGTGGCTGGAACGATCAGGCCATTGCCGTCGAAGCCGACTGCTTGCCGGGCCACGAGAACCAGGTTCGCGGGCATGTCGTAGTAGGCTTCGTAAACTGCGGGAGCATCCCCCGTGAACCACGGATCGGGATAGGGGTTGATCGTATCGGTGCGGCGACCCGCAACACCTGCGGTAAGATCGCCATTCAGCGGCGTAATGGGCATTGCGTTTCTCCTTGGAGGTTGTGTCGAACTCTAGTTGCGGCCTGCCGGGGGGTGCCCCCGACCGACGCTCGCAAACACCGAGTCAACCACGGACATCTGCGTGTCCGTGTCGCCGTGTTGCGCTCCGACGTTCGGGTTGGGGCTGGCTGCCATCGCGGCCTCGAAGGGGGTCTTCTTGACGCCGCCTGCATGGGCGGCAACCCCTGTGGCAGATTCGACCGGCAGATTGCCGAGAAGTGCCACTGCTTGGGTTGCGGCGAGGCCCCCCTCGATAAGGGCGGCTGCGGCTTGCGGGCGCGTCTTGGCCGCGTCACAGCCCAGGATCGAAGTGCGCCGGGCCTGCTCCGCCACAACACCTTCAGCGCGGGCGTTGAGCGTTGCTGCGGCCACCGCAGCATCCATCTGCTCCTGCGTGAAGGATACTGCCTTGTCATCAACTTTCGTGGTCATCTGACTTCCATCCTTTTGATCGGCCAGACCCTCCGAAAAGGCGACCAGTTCCTCGTCCAGCGCCCCGACCCTATCGGCAAACCCTACCGAGACGGAATCTTGGGCATCGTAGGTAAGCGCCTCTGTATCACGAACCGCTTTTTCGTCCATACCCCGGCTTTCGGCCACCAGGGACACAAAAACGATGTAAAGGCGGTCGATTCTGTCTTGGATACGGCTTTTCACCGAATCAGACAATGCCTCATATGCGTTTCCTTCAACCTTGTGCTTGCCCGCAAAGATGAAGGTGATTTTAACCCCCTCACTGGCCAGTGCCCCGGAAATATCAACATGGGTCGTGACGACCCCGACCGACCCGGTTCCCCCCGACCTCGATACGACAACCTCGCTGGCCGACGACGCCAGTGCGAAGGCTGCGGAATATGCATAGTCTGCGAACGCCATGACTGGCTTGTCGTCTCGCGCCGCACGGATTTTCTCGGCACACTCCCAGCACCCGGCGACCTCGCCACCGGGGCTGTCGATCATCAATGCGATCCCATGAACGTCAGGGTCCAAAAGCCCCCGAGAAATGGCCTTCTCCACATAGGCATAGCCTGTCGCAAAACGGCCAAACTGGTAGGGGAACTTGTTCAGCAGAATCCCCACAACGGGAATCTGCAACACCCCATTTACGACCGTATAGGGGCGGTATGGGTTTCCCCCTTCGGTCCCCCAGAAATCATACTCCTGCTTGGCCGTGCTTTGGAGCAGAACCGCGCTGAGTTCAGACGTGGCAACTGCATTCAGGGCGGCATTGACCAAAGCGACCCTCGATGGGTCGATCAAAAGAGGATTTGCTGCAAACGATTCAGCGAGGAAGTTTGGGGTCATTTGGTCTTCGTGTCCTTCTTCTCACCTTCGGTCCCGTCGCTTTCAGATTCCCGGGGCGATCCGCTGGCAGCGTTCGTGCCGTTGTCTTCATACAGCACGATTCCCCGCACGTCACGTTCCTTCGCTTCCCGCTCCAACTGCGCATAGGTTTTCCGCCAATCCTTGCCGAGACGGGCGAGTTCGTCTTCGTGCGTAGACAGACCATATTTGATTCGGAGGACTGCGGCTTGGGTCTCTTTCAACTCGTCAATCTGCCCGCGCGCTGCACCGATCCACTCACATTGGGTCAGGGCATCGAACATCATGTTGAGATAGTCGTTGGTATAGAGCGATGCCGCTTCCGACTTTGGGAACGAGTCCAGCTTGTCGTTATTAACCGCTTCCTCGACCCAAAGACGGAAGACGACGTTGGCGAAACCGTCTGCAACGATCTTTTTGCGCGATTGCATGAACCTGTGGGATTGGGCCATTGCTGCACGGGCTGAGGAATAGTTGGTGTCCGAAAAATCCCGGGATAGTTCTTCGTAGGATACCCCAAGCGTGGCCGCAATATACCGCAGCAGGCTTTTCTCGAAGTCCTGACCGACTCCCCCAGGCGTTCCCGCAGGCTGCATATGCAACTTCGTGCCGGGAAACAGGTGCGGAATCCTAGTTCCGTCCATCATCATGTTCTTGGAATTGCCGACATAATCGTTGATCGCATTCAGGTAAGATTCAGCGTAGCTGACCATACCTTCCCCAAGGCTCCCCTGCCCCGCGCCAAGCTGTTCGTAGACGAAGGGCGCTGGCAACTCGGATTCGATACTGGCTGCAAAGGTCGCGTTCACCACAGCATTCTGAAGTGTGATGTCGCGGAACTTCCGTGTGATTGCGATCTCTCGCAGGCCAGCCGTGATATCCGCAATGGCCCGGGTTTGATCGACCCGGTTCTGTTCACGCAAGTAGATGACCTGCTGACGTCCCCAAGGCTTTTGGAAGGGGACTTCCTTCCACCACTCTCCGGACAGAACGCTAGGGTTTATGCGATAGTCCGTTGGATGGTGCGTCCTGATAAAAGCCGAAATGGGGCGACCGAACATATCGTGACGGATACCCCCACGGATTCCGTTTTCAGCCGATCTGGTGTGTGGGGTCGAAAGGCGATCCGTGTCGATCATCTGGATTGCGGTCTTGAACTCACGGCCAGAGTCCCGAAGATACTCGACCGTCGCCAGAACCTCGCCGCCCATCGTCACGACCCCGACTGCCAGACGGATCATGGCCGTCAAGTCGTTCTGGCCTGCGGCATCCGGCCACTTCATGGGAGACTCGGCCCAAAGAGTGAACTTGGATTCGACCTCTTGCTGAAAGGCTTCAGCCCACGCCTCCGTCTTGCCGAGAACCAACCAGTTCGGCTTGGAGTTCAGGATATAGAAACTGCCGACGATGGAGTCCTTGTGCAGGTTCGTCCCGGCCTGGACATAGGCGTCGTTGCGGTTCAGGTCACGGGCGCGGGCGTCCAAGGTCTCCTTGTTCGGGAGCATGTCCAGATCGGCAGATTGAAGCGGCGGAGACCAACCTGCGATCTGTTTGTCAAAGCGCGCTGCGCCGTCATAGGCCCCACCGAACGCCATCGGCTCGGGGGCGCTTGGCCCGTGAACCAACTCATTGATGGCCCTCAGTTCAGCCGCGTGTATTTCAGTCATCATAGCATCCACGGTCGGAGTGGCCCTGCGGCCCCAAGGGAAATCCCCAAGGCCACTTTCAATGTAAGGATATAGGATCGCAGTGCATCGCGACCCATAAGCTGATACTCGATCCGCTCGCCCGACTGATCGACATAGGTTTTGACCTGCTGGCCGATCAACATTTGGTGCCAAGCAGTTTCGGCGCTGGTCAACCGTTCGCGGTAGACGACAACCTGTTCTGGGGTGAGTGTCATTGCTTATGCCAAGTTCCCTGCCAGCTTTGCAAGAGTGCTACCTGATTTCTTCTTCCCCTCATAGGGGGTTTTCTTTTCGACCGGGTTGAACACCATGTCGTTCTGGTCCCAAGCCTCAGCCCAAGTCGGCGGGTTCTCTGGGTCCATGTATTCGAGGTTGATGACCTGCGTCAGAGTCCCGGCCATGCAGTATGCCAGTAAATCCCACGACTCGTTACGATAGTTCTTGGGGTTGATCCACCCCTTGGCCGCATCTTTGACCTCTACGGTCAACTCGATGAAGAAATTGTCGTCCAGCCAGTCGGGGAAAACGAAGCGGCCCCCAGCAGCGTTCCGGTCGAGCCTGTTGTCCACCATGTCCTTCAGGGTATTCGTGTTCATGAACAGGACTGGAATCTCGCCGCGAGCGCCTGCGTGACGATCCGACCGTTGAGAGTCTGGATAGTCCAGCTTGACCCGGGGGTGGCTTTTGCTGGACGCGCCTTTGACCAATACAAACCGGCCCGCCATCCCCGGCTTCCAGTCGTAAGTTCCTTCATCGGTTGAAGCAGTGCGGTCAGTTTCCCCGTCGTCCGCGTCCCCAAACCGGAGCCATCGCACAAAGTCGTAGGCGTTCGACGTCACGCCAGCCTTGCCCCCCGAGTCACAAAGCGTCAGCTTCACGGCCATGTGCCGCCCCGAGCCATCGCCCAAGGGGTAGGACAGGTTGATGACTTGCTCCGCCAACAGCTTCCAGTCTTCCGGGAAAGCGCCTGGGTTCACCCAGGACATACCGCCAGCGACGTCATCCGCGCGCTTGGACTTCTTGATCTCGAATCTGTCCACAACGTAGATGTCGCCGTTCAACGCAACCCCATGTATTTGAACGACAAATCGGTTTTTCTGGACGTCGATCGCTGCAATGAGGAACCGGACGGCAGCGGGAACGACCCGGAAACCGAGCGGCTTCGCCTGGGCTTTGATCGCTTCGGGAACACGGTCGTTCGCCAAGGACTTCGGGGTATATGCGTCCCCCTGGTCGGTGTTTACTGTCGTCTTCAGGGATTCTTCGGAACCGCTGTTTTCGTAGTCCTTGTTGGCGGAAAGCCAGTTGAACACAAGAGTCTCCCAAGACGCGAAAGCTGCGGCAGGCCCTTTCAGCCAAAAGGAAGCGATGTTCGACCGAAACGGTGTTCCTGTGAACTGCCCGTCGCGCCCCCAGATCATGCCATCGCGCACCCATCGGCCATTCCGGTTCATCTCGTGCTTCCCCGGCAAGCCGTGGCGAGGATCGTGGTGATACTCTTGCGCACAGTGCGGGCACACCATGACGGTCCGCTCTGCGCTCTCCATCATGTCGTTGCTATCCGGCCAGTTCAGAAGCGAAAAATCTGGCTCGAACTTGTTGTGGCAGTTCACGCAGTCCCAATACCAGCGGCGACGGTCCCCTCGGTTGTAGAGGCCCAGGATGCCTTTCGTCGGGGGCGCTTCGTGGGCACTCTTTCGCGTCCACTTCGGGTTCTGCACGGCGAAGCCTGGGGACGATTCCGCGACGGTCATGCGGTTTCTGCCGAAGGTCGTCCCGCGCTTTGCCGTCAGGTCGAACGCATTCCCCTCGCCGTCTACGTCTTCCGGCATCCGGTCGAAGTCGGTCAGAAATTGACGTGGGATCGGCTTGCCTGATAGTTCGTTGATCGTGGGCCAAGACAAGCTGAGCATCATCCCCGCCCGGTAATGCTTGTCGAAGGTGTTGTCCGACGATTTTCCGTCAGCGAGATAACTCCCGATCTTCGGGGAGTGCCTGTGCATCCGGTCCACGCGGCGCATCGAGAAGTCCCGCGCCGTCGTCTGGGAAGTCTGCACCAACATCATGTCTGCCGGGTCGCAGCGCACTGAATATGCAAGCCAATTTAAGAACATTTCAGTGTTGTGAGTCGGCACCATCGCTTCACCTGCAAGAAACAAGTGATCCTCGGAGTCCACGCCAATGCACCGAACCGGGACGCTCGGGACGCGCGTGATTGACTGCACGAAACGATAGCCCGTTTCCCCCAGACGTGCGGGTGCGGTCTTTGATACCAGACTGATCTTTCGAGGGAAAGAAAACGCTTCGTCCCCGGAATAGATCGTAAAGAGAACCTGCCACGAACCGTTGTAGTCATTCGGGGCAAATCGGGATCGAACCTTATAGCCAAAGCTGCGCGCCAGTTCGATATACTGGTCCCGCAGGATGGGATCGACCGTCGTGATCGACACAGACCTCTTGTGGACCCCGCAGAGCGTCCCGTCAGTGTCGCAGATGCCTCGAAGCAGTTCCCGCCGTTGGCCCTCAGACGCTCGAAGATACTCGGGCGGTATGCGCTTTCCCATGCCAGAACCCAGCCCCATCGTGGACAGATATTGGTCGATCCAGACCCCATCCGGACCAGATACCCCAAGGGCAAAACAGCGGTGCAGGGCCGAAGGCTTATAGACCCGGCTCTTGTATCCACGAAGGGAAAGCTGTTCGACCATCGTGTCCGAATCTTCTCGCCCGACTGCGATATAGCCGTTCAGTTCCGACCCATCACCGATCCAGACCCCCAGAACATACGGATCGAGCAAGAGGTCATCGCGTTCAGGCAGTTCCAAAGCGCCAGCCGTGGCAACCGCGAACCGTGCCCGTTTCCCCTGACGAACGCCTGCGTCCACCATGTCCTGTGTCGTCACCACGCGCTGCCAATCCGAAACGCAGTTGCGAACCGCCCACTCGTGGCCCGCGTCAGCAACGATTTTCGAGCCGTCGTCAAACTCGACCTCGTAGCAGACGTGATCCTGTTGCACGGGCTGGACAAGCACGACTTGCACAGCCGACCCCGTAGAGCCAAACACCCAATCCCCAATGGTGAGTGCCCCCATCGTTGTCCAGCCCGAGGGTGTCGGAACGGGGGTGTCGAGGGCAAGGCTCTTGGCGCTCTGTGCCGGGCCACAGAAGACTGCGGCTATATAC